TGCCGCCATGTTTTATACTCCTTTATTATTAATATTAACCAAAAACTAAAGCCATTGCAATGGCTTTACCTGTTGTTGCGACGTCGCCGAAAGATAAATTTCCAGCTCCATCTGTTTTTAAACCATGTCCTGATGAACCATCAGCAGTAGGTAGATTTAAAGTAAAGCTTGATCCGACAGTTGCCGCAGCTCTTAGGCCAACATACTCACCACCTGTAGCGTCTTCAAATCTCACTTCATTTCTGTTTACTAGATTTACTCCAGACGATTTGCTTAAGATATCATTTACATTTGTACCATCAGCAAAAAGAATTTTAGTTCCTTTGTCTGTTGTAGAAAAAGTTGGACCTGTTCCTGATACAGTTTTAAACTGAACCGTGAAAGCTCCTGTTGTTCCATTCTCAACGATGTAAGTTTTTTCAATTGAATCTGGAATAGTTACAATTTGGTTTCCTGTAATAGTACCTGTTAATTTAATAACTGCATTTCTTGCGTTTGAAATCGTTCCATTAGTCATCACTAAGGCAGTAGTTTGAGCTCCACCTGCAATTGATATTGATTCAAATCCAGCAACTGCTTGTTGTACTAGGTTTAAGTTTGCGTTAGTTTTATCTCCCCATGTTCCAGAGTTTTCCCCTGTTACCATTAGTTCGAGTTTTAAATCTGTCGAATAACTTGATGCCATAATTTATATCCTTTATTAAATACTTAATTTTATTTGCCTTACGCTGCCTTGTCAACTACCGTCCATGTTGGACTCGCTCCAGGGTCAACAACAGCCCATGCATTTATCCCCATTATACCAGCTGTTACTGTTCCTGTCACTCCTGTTGGAGTTGCAGTAATACTTATTCCTGCTAAATAATCACCAATAACTATAGGGCCTAATGCTTGACCTGTTACAGAAACCCTTACATTAGTAAACGCATCTTCGTCACCTAATGCTGTTTGTAATAATCCAGCAGTTGTAACAACAACATTTGCGTCTGCTTTAATTGATTCCTGACCAACACTGATTGCAAGAGTTACTGGTGTAACATCTACTTCTACTGATGGGACAGCTACTTCCTCACCACCTTGTGAAATATCAGTTCCTACACCTTGACCCCATTCTCCTACGCCCCAAATTTGTTCACCCCAACGTGAAGCTGATGCAGTTGTAACAGGAACAATTACTAACTCTCCACCAAATGCACTATTTTGAGCAACGGTTGCTTGAGCTCCTGTAAATTCATATATTGAAGCTTGACCTAGAGTTCCTAACGATCCTGTTGCCGATACTCCAGTTGGTGAAGCTGTTGCTGCACCCGTTTGAACTGTATCTGTTCCAACAAATATTGTGATTCCGTCTCCAACTCCCCAGAAACCTTGACCCCAAGATTCAGTGCCCCATTCATCATTAACAGGACTTGTTACTTCAACTACAACTAACTCACCTGCAAAAGCACTTGTTTGTTGTGCAGCAAGAGTTACTCCTGTGATGTTTGGATCTACCGAAGTTCCTGCAACAGCGTTAGTTAATGCAATGGTTCTACCGATACCTGTTACACTAACATTTGCGTCTGCCGTGTTTGATTCATCTCCTAGTGAAACTGATAATTGTCGACCTGTGACACCGACAGTAGGGTTAGCTAAATCTCCCCAATTGTTTGCACCCCAAGTTAATCCACCCCAACCAATATTAATTTCATTTGTAATAGAAACTGAAGCGAGTGTTAAAGTTAACGCTTGGCCTGTTGCTTCAGCATCAGGTTCAGGATCTGCATTACCTTGAGTGATTGTTAAATTTTGACTTGCAGCGACTACAGCTACATCGATCTGAACACTTTCGTTACCAACCGAAGAAGCTATTGAAAGCGCTGTTGGACTTATGTCTGCATCTGCAGTTGTAGTTACACTTTGAACAGCAGATTGAATTAATTGTGAACCTGCAAGAACATCACCAAATATACCCCAACCATTTTCGCCCCAAGCACTTCCGCCCCAACCAGCATTGATTTCACCTGTTACGGATTCGTCTCCTTGAGATATAGTTAATTGGACTCCTGAAGGTTGTCCGAAAGCATCTGTTAGGTTACCCCAAACGTTAAATCCCCACGTTTGTCCACCCCAACCATCAACGTTGAAGGCGTCTTCTGTTCCTATTGATAAAGATATGACGTTGCCACTTGGGGCTACAGAGTTAACATCACTCTGCCATGAGTTCGATCCCCATACATTAGTCCCCCAAGTAGACGCCATTCATAACTCCCTCGATTACGCGATTCTTAAAATAGCTGCTGAGGAAGTAAAGTTTGGAAATTGAATTGTAAAAGTTCCAGAAGTCGCTGTTTTATCTGCTCCGAAGTCCAAAGCACAAACTGCTTTGTTAGCTTCTGTTGAGTTGTAAATAAGCGCTCCTCTAGCAGTTAACGTTACACCTGTAAAAGATAAATCTGCAAAATCTACAATCGCTACTCCACCTGTTGCTAATGAAGTTTGTTGTGATGCTAAAGTTCCACCTTTAGCCGCGTATTGACCTGACGCCGATACTTCACCTGTTGCTGTGTATGCTGCCGTTGCAGCATTGATTGTTGCTGTAGATTTGTATAATGCTAATTTAAAAACGTCACCACCATTTTCTAAGTCGTGAACTCCTTCAAGAATTTCTTTCTTAAAGCTGTTGCAAACTGCTTGTGTTATTGCCATGTTATTTCTCCTTAATTAAATCTTTAATTATTTGGTGAAGGCGAAGGAATTTTGACCCTTGGCACTCCATCCATATACTCGTCTCTACGTCTTCTGCCCATTTGCTCCAACGCAAAACTTTGTATAGCTACATTATACTTGTCTGAATAGATTTTGTACATATCCATCGGGCCTTTTAAGAATTCATAAGCTTGTTGCATAACCGCATAAAATAGTAGGTCAGGCACATTTAAAGATAAGTATGTAGTAGTATTTGTAGATGTAAGAGCATCTGGCGTGTAGATATAGCTCAACTGCACTAGGTATTGTTTATCTGGAGCAGGAGCCATTATCAAAGTTGTTTCTTTCCAATTTGCATAATATTTAGGAAGACCTGTAGCTGATGTGCTGTTGTATTCAAATATGAATGTCGAATCTCTCTTATCTAAAAAATCTTTAGTTGTTGAGTTTGTTGTAGATGTATTATCATAAACCAAGAATGATCTAACGATTATTGATCTTCTAGTCGTAGAGCCTCCAGATGTGCCGGGTGCATTTGGAAGATCGAGGTAAGGTGATCCAGTGTTCAAGTTTGCTGTTGCATACTCTCTTGTGTAATCAGCATCTACTTCTCTAAATATACGAAGCTCAGCATCTCTAATCATGCTTCCAATAATAGAATCTGTTAAAACAGTAGAATCTACCTCTGTATAATCTCTTACCTTTTGTACTAATTCTGCAAACGTCATGATATTGTTATTGTAACACCTCCTGAGCTTACTCGTAACTCTCTTTTCTTATTTTCTTCATTGGCATTTGTAGATGGCTGCATATTATTACTTGTAAATTGACCAGGCCATAATGCAGGATCAAGATCGACTACAACAGGTGCACTTCTCATTGGTCTTGAGTTGTACAAAGCAATAGGATCTGCTCTATGTGGTTTTGGATCTAATTGTGGATGTTTCTTTTCAAATTCTGAAATATGTACTAATGAACCATTCCATTCTTTTACCATTTCTCTATACGGAAATTCTTGTCCTGATCTGTCAGATATTGACTTTGCGAATTTTCCTCTTGCGTATGCCATAATTATCCTTGTGGGTAATAAACATTAGGAGTGATATACACAGAGGTTCTTTGTCCATCTTCTTCTAATGCTCTTTTAAGTTCATCTTCATATAATAGTTTCATTGCCTGTATTCTTTCAGGTGCAATTTTTTGTGCTAGGTAAAAAGCTAATCCAGATACCATACATGGAAAGAATCTAAATGGCATATCAGATGAGTTTGTATAAGCTCCAGCATCTTCAATTCTTGCAAGATAATAATAAAATATATTAGTCACCGCACTCGTATCAGGAGCTAAATATAAACTTATAGTTGGTGTTATTTGTCTATCAACATAATACTGAGAAGGAGTTCCTGCCTGTGTCTTGTTAGGAATCGCAATATACTCAGATCGAGATACTTTTGTTAAAGTTTGTTGATTGCCTCCAGAAACAGTTACAACAGCTTCAAGAACATCATTACAATCACTTGGTGTTGTATATGTTACCTGGTTGTTTACTAAAGTTTCTGTTTTAGATTTGACTTTCCAAAGG